AATCATACAAGATAGACGCAGGGCTTGAGGCGCTTCTTTATATTGCAGACTTTGTTTATCATTATGTGCCAGTTGAGATGGACTCTAGCGAGGTTTATGACCGCACCATAAACGGTTGTGTCATGGACTTTTTAAACAAGAAAGATGATAACGTTATAAAACTATTATCTTAATAGGAGTTAAAAATGATTATTCAAGATGATTATATTGATAACCGAATAAATAGCATGGCTGACTGTTGCGGAGAGTCTGTTTTTTCATTAGGTAGCTTAACGAAGGAAAACTGGCAAGATACGTTGTCACGGGTTAAGCTTAACTGGAATGCCTCATTACTTGCTGATAATTCAAGATTTAAGATGTTTGATGGATTGTCAAGGGTTTTATACCTTGAAATAGACCCTGAAATTATTCATATTGCGACATCTAAAGCCAAGAAAGGCCTATCGAACGCATTGGGTTCATTTATCGGGATCACTATTGATGAAATTGTTGTTTCTGGTGCTTTAGATGTTGATGATCATGCAGAATCAGCACTAAATACTCAGATAGGAGGAGATCACTACAAGAACTTAAAAATACAACCAGTGCAATATATTTACGCTAACAATATCCCATTTATTGAAGGATGCATAATAAAGTATGTTACAAGATGGAAAAACAAAGGCGGGATAAAAGATTTAGAGAAGATAATACATTTTACAAAACTATTAATTGAGATGGAGAAATAAATTAATGATGAATCCGAGTAACGGGAAAGGCTCAAAACAACGAAAGACTGATAAAAAGAAGTATAATGACGAGTACGATAGAATTTTCGGCAAGAAGGAGAATAAAGATGAGCAAAAAGCTAATGATCTGAGTCATACCCCTAATCGTATTACAGCTTTAAACAGTGATCTTGCAAGTAGAATGAAAACATTAGTCTCTGATGTCGATATTGACTTGGATAGCCCTCTCGCTGATGAGGATGATAGAATTTTCGGAAAAAAGGAGAATAAAGATGGATATAACAGTTCTAATGATAACGGCGGCGCTTGAGGTTGCTTTACTATTAATCGGTATGTTTAACAGAGCATTTTAAATGCCAAGATATAACAAGGAGGCATTACTAGCGGATTATTACACTGGGCTTTATACAGTGAGAGAATTATCTGATAGGCATGGTGTATCTAAATCAACAGTGAGCAATATCACGAAGGGCATTGAAAAGAAGAATGCTGATATCGTGGACAAAAAAGTATCTATTATTCAAGCGACTAAAAATTTGGATGGACAAGAACTGGACGCAATTGATCGCGCTGTCCAATTTAAAGCTGCTTTATTAGGCGATATTGAGCGTTTTAGCAATAGGGCTATGCAGAAGGCCAATGATTTGATTGCTAACTCTGATAGCGGTCAAGATTTTAATGCGGTCATAACTGGTGTTGATAGGTTATCGATACTGAATAAGATTAATGACAGACATGCACCGCCAGCTAATATACAGCAGAACACCCAGAACAATACAGTTGCGCGGGTAACATTTAGGCGAGCAACCAAAGCAGATAGAGATGACTGAGGAGTTTGTTGATTTAGAGATACCGCTTACATCAGCGCAGGAGCGGTTTGTTTTTACTGAGTCTAAATATCCAGCTATTATTGGTGGCTTAGGCAGTGGTAAGACGCAAGGCGGGACTATGCGAATAGTTACGTTGTTATTAGAAGATCGTGGATGTAATTGCGCTTATTACATGCCAACGTATGATTTGTTGTTGTTGAGGGCATTACCTGGAATCCAAGCTGATTTAGACTTGATGGGTATTCCTCATTCATTTAATCAGCAGAAGAATCGAATTGATGTGGAAGGTTATGGATTTATTATTTTACGATCTTATGATAATCCTAAGCGTATTATTGCTTATGAAGTTGCTCACTCTATAATTGACGAAATAGATACTCTGGGCATTGATAAGGCGCGTATCGTATGGCGTAAAATAACAGAGCGTAATAGACAACGAAGAGACAGACCTAATACGATTGGAGTAGTTACAACGCCAGATCAAGGTTTCAATGGCCTTGTTTATTCTAAGTGGGGCAAAAATCCAGAAGAAGGTTATGAGTTAATCAAAGCAGCAACAAGTGAGAACCCTTTCTTGCCAGACGACTATGTTGACCAGATTAGATCCAATTATGATCCATTACTTGCTGAGATGTACATTAACGGCGAGTTTGTAAACTTAACAGCTAATAAGGTCTATCATTTTTTCAATAGATTAAAACATCACACAACAAGAGAGTTAAAAGAATCAGACCAGTTTATCTATATATCGGTGGATTTTAATATTGGCGGCTGTTGCTCTGTTGTCTGGCTGATAGAGAATAACAAGCCAATAGCGGTTGATGAATTTGTCTCACATGACACGTATGATTTTGTTAATAACTTAAATAAATATCAAGGCCATAAGATTACAGTTTACCCTGATGCCAGCGGCAGAAGTGGCTCAACAAACGCGACACTATCAGATATTGGATTAATTGAAAATGCAGGTTATATAGTAGACGCACCAAAAGCTAATCCAGCAGTAAGAGACAGAATAAACGCTTTCAATTCTTTACTATCACATGACCATCTACAGGTTAATACAGATAAATGTCCACAACTAACGAATGCACTAGAGTCACAAGGTTACAATACAAAGGGAGAGCCTGAGAAGTTTGCCGAGCATCCGTCAGTTGATGACTGGACAGATAACGCGGGTTATTTTATAAACAGACGCTTCCCGATAATTAAGCCTGCTGGCGGGCTATCGATGCGCTTTGCTTATTAGGGGTTATTTATGAAAGGTAAGATTAGTTATTATATTATTGAAGTAGAAACGGGATTTAAAGATGGGTATTTTAACTATAAGACCGCTGCAATATGTGCGTTAAATAACTGGAACAAAAAAAGGTCTTATTTAGATCACGCAATCGTTCAGACTAATGAACAGCCATATATACCTAATGAAATGCATTTACCAACAAGACACCACTTTCAAAAGCGAAGTAATAAATGATTAATGTTATAATGACGAAAACCCTTGACTAAGAGCTTATAAATATGCCTGCATCAGATAAACATCCAGATTATAGAATGAACGCGGATTTATGGGCAGTGGTACGTGATACTGTTTATGGCGCTCCAGCAATAGAAAAGGGTGGGACTAACTATCTGCCAATGCCCAATGCTTCAGACCAAAGCAACGAGAACACAATAAGATATAGGCAATATTTAAAGCGCGCTAATTTTGTAAGCTTTACAGGCTCGACACTTGAGGGTTTATTAGGAATGGTATTCCGTAAGGATGCCGAGATTGAGTTACAGCAAAGCATTGAATATTTAATAGAGAATGCAACAGGCTCAGGATTAACCTTAGAGCAGTTAACAAAATCAGCATTATCGCACACATTGCAATGTGGCAGATTTGGTTTATTAGTTGATTATCCGCAGGCTGGCGATAACTTAACACGGGCTGATGTTGATGCCCTGCGCTTACGAGCTAACATACTTCCATATAAAGCCGAGCGGGTAATAAATTGGGCAACTAAGACGGTTGGCGGCTTGACGATGTTAAGCATGGTTACGCTGATTGAAATGCATAATGTTTATTCTGATGATGGCTTTACTTATGAGGAGAAAGAATACAAGCGCGTTTTACGGTTAGAAGAATCATATTATCAAGAGCTTTATGATGATGAAGATAAATTAATTGATGTTATTGAACCAAGAAAAGCAGACGGTTCTTTATGGCGCGAAATACCATTTGTTTTTGTTGGCTCAACTAATAATGACAGCATGCCTGATAAGTCTCCTTTGCTTGATATTGCAATGGTTAATATTGCTCATTATGTAAATAGTGCAGACTTTGAAGAATCCTCACATACCGTAGGGCAGCCCACTCCAGTATTTGCTGGCCTGAATCAGTCTTGGATAGATACTGTATTAAAATCAGGCGTATTGCTTGGCTCACGTCAAGGCGTGTTGTTGCCAGAAGGCGCTAATGCTTCACTATTACAAGCCGCTCCAAACTCAATGCCTGAGCGTGGCATGGAAATGAAAGAGCAGCAAATGGTTAAGTTAGGCGCTAAGATTATCACTGATGGCGCTGGTAATGAAACAGCAGAAGCGGCACGTATTCGTTACGCAGGACAGAACAGCAAACTTGCCACAGTTGTTGGCAACTTAGAGTCTGCAATGGTTCAGTGTTTCGATTGGTGCATGGCGTTTATGGGTGGTGATGGTGATAACTATTATGAGTTAAACCACGAGTATTACGATAAGTCTATAGATCCACAACGTATCATTGCTGAAATACAATTAATGGATCGTGGCGTAACAGCTATGACTGACTTACGCGCAAGCATGAGAGAGCATGGCATTATTGATTCAGATAGAACCGATGAAGATATTGACAATGAAGCGGAGATTGTTGAAATTTGAGTGCCAGACAGCATCTAATTGACGTTACCACTAGGCATCAAGTGTTTCTACAACGCTTTGCTGGTGGTGAGTCAAGAAAAGCAAAAATGACGCTTAACAGATTGCGCAGGGATATTATTGCACGTCTATCTCAAGAGCCTACAGATTTCCAGCGTAACAGATTGACAATGGTCATGGCTGATATAGATAAGCTTTATCGCAACATGGGCGCAGAAGTATCAAAGCAGGTTAAAGGGGCTGCTTCTGGTTTAGTGGTTGACGAGGCTCAGTTTGCCGCTCAGACAGTGAGCAAAGTATCAAGCGTTGATTTTATTGTTCCTGCTTCTGATTTGCTGGTTAATTCTGTTTTATTATCAAGAATGAACACAAACAGCCGTTTAAGTGCTAAGACAATTGATGAAGCAATTGTTCAATTTGCAGGTAAGAAAGCAGAGCAGGTTAATCAGTTAATTGCTGACAGCTTAAGTCTTGGCGATACAACTCAGCAAATCCAGTCTAAAGTTCGAGGCTTAACTGGAACACTACAGAAGAGGGAGATGGATACAGTTGTAAGAACGGCAATAAACCATTCTGCCTCAGTTGCGAGGCGAGAAGTTTATGATCGAAATGCTGATATATTGGATGGTTATATTTGGATTGCAACATTGGATAACAAAACGTGCTTATACTGCGGATCGAAAGACCAAACTAAAATAGATAGCCTTGCTGGTGAGTTTCCAACGGCACACTATAATTGCAGATGCACGACAGTCCCCAATGTTAAGGAAGAATATTCTCTCAGGGGCTTTGAAGGTGGCAGGCCATCGATTGGCGCTAAGGGGGTTAAATCCGTTGAGTCAAACAAGTCATACGGTGCATGGTTAAAGAAACAGCCTGAAGAATTTGTTAATGAAGCAATCGGTGTTGAGAGGTCAAGATTATTTAGATCAGGACAATTAACGCTTGATAAGTTTACAGATCCCACAGGCCGCGTTTATACATTACAGCAACTAAAAAATATGAACGGCATTGCTGCAATAGACACAACAGCATCCGTTGTTAAGGCTTCACAGCTTGCTCCTGCATTCGTTGCACAGCCTGCTGTTATATTCAAGATAAAACCAAGCACAGTAAATTATGTGACGGCTAGTAACGCTAAAAAAGAAATTGAGCAGCGCGTTATATCAGCAGCATCAGATAGCCGCTATGTTTTATCTCCAGACGGGCTGCCCACTGTCAGGTTTAGGCCAGCAAAAGTTCCGCGTGGAAGATTATGGTCAAATGTAAGAAGGGAAGCAATAGGAAAAGTAAGCCTTGATGGTTTAAGCCCAGAGGCAGCAAGCATATTAAACGCAACTATGGCTGATGCTAACGCTATAGCTAACATTTACAAGGTGCAGGGGTTAAGGGGGGCAACCACAAATATCTCAGGTCGAGCAGCCATGTCTATGGGTGATGGCGTGCTTAATGTCTCTAAGAGCTACGTCAATGAGGTGGCGGCTGGTGCTAATCAATCTAAAGCAGCTAAAACATTGGCTGATGTGACTGCAAAACTGGTTCTGGCAGAGCAGCAATATGATAAGACGACAGACATTGCAAAGGCATTAAAAGTTAAATATCAGGGCGGCTTGATTGATAGGGCTGAATACTTTGCATCCGTTGAGCAGGCAAATAAAGCGATTGATAAATACAATAGACTGTATAAGCAGAAAATAGCAGCAAACAAGGCACTAGAGGGAACAAGCCAAGCGGTTAATACTTGGAAAGTTGGCGATGATTTAACCAAGCGCCCGTGGGTTACAGGATCATATTTTAAAGATCCAATTGATCAGTTACGAGTTACCACTTACCACGAAACAGCGCATCATGTTCACCAGCAGTTTATGGTTGATAGCATGGCAAGATACAAAGCGCCTCCGCTTGAATCGTTATTAGATAATTTATTTAGAAAAGGCAAGGCTGTGTCACCAACTAAGTATGCAGACAGCGATAGCAAGGAGTGGTTTGCTGAGAATTTTGCCCTTTATCATATGGGACGTGATGAGTTGGTTGCGCCTGTATTGAAAGACCTTTTAGATAGCATGGCTAAAGGTAGATATATTGACTTCACAGAAACTTATAGAGATAAGTATTAGAGGAAGCTATGAGTAAAGCATTTAACGAAGCAGAGAAGCTAATCAAGCAAAAAGTTATCAGCGAGGATATTTTTGATCTACTGGATGAATTACGCATATCAATAGATATTCAAGAAGTTGATGATTTTGACTGGCTTTATGAGGCGGCAGCTATTAGGCTGGAGATTGTATAAAAATGGACTTACTAGAAAAATACATGATAGATATTAGACAAAGCCATAGAAAGCGCGAATTAATCGAGAGTCTAATAACTGAAATAGACGATCACTTATCACCGTTGCTTAAGGAGCTTAGAGAATCAGAAGATATTAATTTAATACAGCGAATTATAGACAGGATGCCTAAAGGCTATCACAGACAATTAGCCGAGCATCATATAATGAAGTTAACACTTAAAATTGCAGAAGATTAAAGCGGGAACGTTTCCTGCTTAATAATGGTCAGTGACCAAAGGAAGAAGTTATGTTTTTAAAATATCAACAACCACAAAATAGAATGTTTAGAGAAGAAGCGGCAGAAGCAGAAGCAGCAGCTCCAGCAGAAGCTCCAGCAGTAGAATCTAACAACGAATTACAGGCGCAGTTTGAAGCGATACGCATTGAGAATGAGCGATTGAGTGCAAAATTAGGAGAGGCTAACAAACATGCAAAAGCAGCAGAGCGTCAAGCGGCAGAGGAAGCACGTGCAAAAGCAGAGGCAGAAGGCAATTTTGAACAGCTATTCAAATCAAGTGAGACGGAAAGACAGACTATTCAGCAACAACTAGAAGAACTTCAAGGCAACATATCAAACGAGAAGCGAAACAACCAAGCAATGAAGGTTGCAAGCGAGTTAGCAGAGGGTCACAACGTAGAATTATTGGCTGATTTCATTGCAAGGCGTTTAAAAGTGGTGGATAATAGTGTAAAAGTCATTGATGAAGCAGGCAATTTAACCGTTTCAACTATTGATGATCTAAAAAAAGAATTTATGGGCAGTGTCCGTTATTCTTCATTAATTGCAGGAAATAAATCCACAGGCGGCAGTGCCATCGGTGGGGTTAATAGTGGAAGTTCCACAGCACAACAAACTATTTCACGCGCAGATTTTAAGGCGCTTAACCCTATCGCACAGATGAAACATATTAAATCTGGCGGCAAAGTAACAGACTAGAGGATTTATCTCATGGCAGAAAATACAATCACGGGCTTAGTGCCTGATATTTACGAAGCGTTGGATGTTGTTTCACGGGAATTAACTGGTTTAATTCCAGCGGTAACAATGAACGCATCAGCATCAACAGCGGCTGTAGGTCAAAACATTCGAGTAGACAAAGAGCCTGCTGGTAATGTTTCTGATATTACTCCAGCAATGGTAGTGCCAGATCCAACAGGTCAAACAAGCGGATACAGTGATATTGTTATCACTAAATCACGAGCCGCAGAGTTTGGTTTTAATGGTGACGCGCAGCTAGGCCTAAATTCGGGCGCTGGTTATATGAATGTTCGAGCTAATAAAATTGCTCAAGCTATTCGTGCAATCACAAACGAAGTCGAAGCTGATTTGGCTGGCCTTCACACCACATTCAGTCGTGCTTATGGTGGCGCTGGTACTACTCCATTCGGCACAGCTAATGATTACACTGATGCATCAAACGTGCTTAAAATCTTAAAAGATAACGGCGCACCACAATCTGATAATCAGCTAATCGTTAATACTGCGGCTGGTGCAAACTTCATTGGCAAACAGTCTGCGGTTAATAGCGCGGGTACTGATTCAATGTTACGTCAAGGCGTTTTACTTGACTTAGCGGGTATGCCATTGCGTGAGTCTGCCCAAGTGCTTACGGCTACTGCTGGTAGCGGCACGTCTTACACTTCAAACACTGCTGGTTATGCCGTTGGTGCAACTGCAATCACGTTAATCACTGGTTCTGGTACTGTATTGGCTGGTGATGTGGTTACATTTGCTGGTGACACTAACAAGTATGTAGTTGAAACTGGTGTTGCTGCTCCTGGTGTTATTACGTTAGCTGCTCCGGGTTTACGCGTCGCATTAGCCGCTAGTGCCGTAGCAATGACTATTGTTGGAACGTCAGCGCGCAATATGGCGTTTAATCGCTCTGCATTAGTATTAGCCGCTCGCGCTCCTGCTAGACCAGAGGAAGGTGACATGGCTGACGATGTAATGATTATCACAGATCCACGCTCAGGCTTATCAATGGAATTTGCGATGTATAAAGGCTATCGCAAGGTTCGTTATGAGGTAAGTTTGGCTTGGGGTGTTAAGAACATCAAGCCAGAACACTCAGCAATCTTATTAGGCTAGTTTATTGTTTACTGTTGCATCTTCTTAGGAGGGTGCAATGGTAAACACTAAGCGAGGGAATATAATGTCTGAGTCACTACCAACTGTATTTGTAGATCGTAACGGTCAAAAGGTTATGGTTAACGCTTCCGACTTTGATCCAAAAAAGGATAAAGAGTGGAGCGATAAGCCTATTCCTAAATCACGTCCAGTGGCATCTAAAAGTAAATGAGTAAGCAGGGAATATTAATTGCTGTTGCGCAAGACCAGACTGGAACAAGTCCAGCTATTGTCACGCCCGACTATCCGTTTCCAGTAACAATTGCTGATAGCTTAATTAATGCATCATCAGAGCCGAGCCTAATAGACGCAACTAATAACGGGTCAGTATATTCATTGAGTGGCGCTTATAGCATCGTCAATGGAAATAACTTAGCAATGAATATTACATTTTCAGCTAAAACAGTTATTCATTACGTCAGCACGGATGAGGGGCTACCACTTTATATTCACGATGCGCTATCAACTGGTTCTGCTGATGGGATTATTGCCCCAAGAAACAGAAATTTAATATCAGATGACGTGTCACCGACAACATCACAATTGATTTACGCCGCAACGGGCACTGGGAACATATTGTCAGCAGGAAATACAAATGTTCATCCTTATATTATCAGTGACTCAGCACACCCGTTATCAATTGTTGTTAACAATAACACGGGAACGACTAAGACAGTAAGAATAACAGTGCTATATGAAGAGATTGGAGCGCGAGATGCGGCACTAGGCTTGACTCCATCAACAAACTTAATCGCAACTAGAGAGATGTCAGACTATGGCTAGACAAACGATACCAACAAGCGGGTTATGGTCATCTATCGCTGGATTACTGAATAGTAATTTTGTCGAAAACTATGACACCACAGGATGGGCGCAGTATTCCGATACTCAATATACGGCTGTTTCACCGTTTAGCCTAGTTGCTGACACGGACACTTTAATGCCTAATAATGCAGGAGCTGTTATTGATTCACAGTTACCGAGCGACATAGCTAGTTATTATTCAGGCGGTAAAATAACGGGGCAAGCTGGAGATGGCGTTTTAATAACGGTTGATCTTATTGCCGTACCCACAAATGCCAACACAACAACCATTGAGATATGGTTTGATATTGGAGGTGCTGTAGGAGAGTTATATAGGCGCATCGTTACTTTTCCGAAGGGCGTTGGAGTAGACCGTCCAATTAGTTTCTCGGTAAGCGGGTATCAGCTTGACACATGGGAGACAAACGGGGCGGCTGTCTGGGTAAACGCTAACGGGACATGCGATTTAAGTTTGATCCGCTATGTAGTATCTAGATCGCATAAAGCCCAGTAAATGTAATGTCTAGATCGCATAAAGCACAATAATTTTAAAACAAAAGAGGAATTAATATGGCATTTTTAATTGATAATATTTTTGATAGTGGATTGTCCTATGCCGTGACGAATGGATCACGAGTCGATATTTGTTCAGCAGAGCCTACAAATTACACGCTGGCAACAAGCACAAATACGCTCGGCAATAAAACAGGCTTGACAATGGGAGCAATTGAAGCTGGCGCTACTGACGGCAGACGTACAATTATCCCAGCTATTACTGATGGTTCTGTTACTGGTACAGCATCAGCGACTCACTGGGCGTTAACTGATGGCGCTTCAATATTAATTGCAACGGGCGCGATTACTACTCCGCAGACGGTGACAAGCGGCAACACGTTCACGCTTGATGCTATCAGTCTAACATTGCGTGATGCTACTTAGTCATGCCCTGCAACGGTAACAGAGACGATCATTGTTGTTATGTAAACGGCAATGCTTGTCGCTTTCTTGAGATGGATACTGTTCCAGATAGGAAATGGGTGTGCGGGTTGCGTCGTGAGCTTGGTGATTGGGATTTAGTTATTGAAGATCAAAGATACCTTGAGCATGTTGCGCCTGTTTTCGGTGAAATGAATTGTCGAGATTGGCCTGATGGTGAAGGCGTTAATCACGGTGTATGTTCAGATTGCGGGTGTAACTAGTGGCAACTGAGGCTTTAACGTCCAGCGCATTTGGCGCTTTTACTGGCGGCGGTAATGGCGTAACTCAATCTGTTGCGTTATCCAACTTTGTTGAGTCGGGAACATTTGCAAGCGTTAACTCAATCAGCGTTGGTACTGCAAGCTGGACTTCAGACAATATTGACGACACGATTGGTATTACCGCCGCCAGAATAGTGAGCGGCGCAACTGAATTGGCATCTGGCGTGTCAACTGCCCCAATACCGAGCGCGACACTTGGTGCAAGTGGAACGACTACAGCGTTTACATTTACAACTGTTCTATCAACGGCAACTAAGGCGCAATGGGATGCGGCAACACTAGAGTTTACGCAATCTTATACTGCTAACATGAAGAACGATTCCAGTGCGGTCACTAGCATTGGCGCGTTATCGTTAACAGTAGATTACACGCTCGAAGTCGCATCTGATAATTTACTGGCTAATGACGTTGAGTCCGCATCAAGTACGCAGACTGTTCCAGTGGGTCAAGCCCATGCTTTATTAGCAGATGATATTCAGTCAGCATCAAATACTGAAACCGTTGCTATAAGTCAAACACAGGTATTGCTTGCAAATGACATTGAGTCTGCATCAAGTGTAACTGAGCCTGCACTACATATACGAATTGATTTGTTAGCTAATGACGTTGAGTCAGCAAGCAATGCTCAGACCGTCTCAGTTGGTCAATCACACGTATTAAATGCTGATGACATACAATCAGCAAGTCAAGTTGATTCAGCAGCTATAAACCAGACTCAAGCATTATTAACCAGTAGCATTGAGTCATTAAGCGAATCACAAACTGCTGTTATTTCAGAAAAGAACGCGCTTCTTTCAAGTAGTATTCAATCAGCCGGTGAAGTAAGCAATCCATCGGTTGCTGAATCTAATGTTTTATTAGCTAACAATGTTGAGTCAGCATCGTCAGTCGAATCAAGCGCAATAAGTCAAACGCACGTATTAAACGCTGATGATGTTCAGTCGGTAAGCAATTCCAGTGATGCCGTAATTACTCAAGAGCAAGTATTATTAGCAGATAGTATTGAGTCATTATCTGCGCTTAGTATTCCATCATTAACTGAAGGATCAACAACCGATGTATTAAACGCTGATGATTTGCAGAGCGCGTCAAGCGCGTCAAGCTCTGATATTGGTCAAGTCCATTCTTTGTTATCTGAAAGTATAGAGTCAAGCACATCAGCAAGTGATTCGTTTATTGCTCAAATTCATTTATTGTTATCAGTAAGTATTGAGGCGGCAAGCAATGTATCAGCTCCGAGCCTTTCTGATTTCATTCCAAACATTGCTTTATTGGCTAATGATGTCGAATCGGCAAGTGGTGCTGAATCAGTATTTATTAATCAAATCCATAGTTTGATTAGTAGCTCAATACCATCGATAAGCGAGGTATCAAATCCTGTTTTAGGCTCGGTTGATTCTTCATCGTTCAGAATTATAGATGTTCAGCAAAGGGTGGTGGATTCTCCTGCTAAAACAATAACTCAAGTTAATCAAGGTATAATAAGCGGTACTAGAATCATTAATGCAGATACAGAGAATATTGAGGTTTAAACATGGCTATAATTGTTGAAGATGGTAGCGTTGTTTCGGGAGCTAACTCATACGTCACGGCGGCTGAGTTGGATGCTTATGCAGCGGAGCGTGGAATTACGATTACTGGCGATGGTGAAGTTCTACTTCATAAAGCGATGGATTATTTAGAAAGCACGAATTTTATAGGTGATAGATATAGTAGAGATCAGTCTTTGCAATGGCCTAGATTAAACGTGTATATAGACGGTTATGCTTATGATATAGATACTATCCCCCAAATGTTAAAAGATGCTCAGTTTGCCGTTGCGATTGCTATTGGTGATGATGCAGATCCATTAAGTATTATTACACGCGAAACTAAGCGCGAAAAAGTAGGTGAGATAGAGGTTGAATACAAAGATAGCACAGTACAGGCGGCAACAGCCAGAACTATATCAGCGGCATTGTATAAATTAACTAAAAGCGGCGGCGGCTTTAATGTGAGCGTGCAACGTGGCTGAGTTTTATGCAAGTCTAGCGGCAACGGCTAAAAGACTATTAACTAATTATGGTCAGACAGTAACTATTACGCGGTCAAATGTTGGTACTGTTGATCCTATTACTGGAGCAGGTACGCCTGCTGCTGATACAGTGTTTACAGCTAAAGGCGCTGTTTTTGGCTACAACAAAGCATTAGTGGATGGTGTCAATGTATTGACGGAGGATAAACGGATATTAATAGAATCAACAACTGAGCCAAAGGTTAACGACTTAGTGGCTACGGCAGACGGTGATTATAACGTGTTAGCTGTCTCTCCTTTATCCCCTGCTGGAATTGTGGTGGTGTATGAGCTTCAAGCTAGATATTGAAAAATTCGCTGATAAGGCGATAAAAGATAGCGAGGAGGTTATGCGAGGAGCGATCTTTGAGGTTTTTCGCTCTGTTATTATTCAGTCTCCAGTTGGTGATTCTAGTTTGTGGCAATCAGAATATAAGCCTAAAAATTATGTAGGCGGTAGATTTAGAAACAACTGGAATACTGAGATAGGGATGCCTGATTTAAGTGCTAATAGAAGCCCTGATAAGGGAGGCGCTCAAGCTATAAATGATTTAATGATAGGCGTTGCTGGTTTTGGCATTGGCGATACTATTTATCTTTCAAATAATGTCCCGTATGCCCGCAGGTTAGAGGAAGGGTCATCAACACAACGTCCTAGCGGCTGGATAAAAAACACAGTCAAAGGTTTTAATCGTGACATTGAAGAGAAAGCGAGGAAGCTGAAGAAATGAGCGCATTTAAAGATTTATCAATAGCACTTAATCAAAAGCTACAGGCATACTCGACAGCTAATAGTAGGTCTGTTGCGTGGGAGAATGTTGAGTTTAACCCTGCGACTTCCACGATGTATTTAAGACCTACTGTATTGCCAGCGGCATCAGTTCAAGCTGGATTGGGTTCAACTGGTCAGGAATTGCATCAGGGCATTTTTCAGATAGACGTTTTTGCTAAAATAGACGAATCAAAATCTATTACTTTAGCAGAAGCGGATGCAATAGCTGATTATTTTGCAAGAGGCACAACGCTCACATATAACGGCGTAAACGTAAGACTAGGAACAGCTTCCAACGGGTCAGGAATCCGAGATAGTGGATGGTTTATAGTTCCCGTATTTATTAATTATTTATCATTCACTCAAGCGAGGTAACAACACATGACAATTGCAAACGGCGCACAACATTCTATGAGCTATGTGCTGGAGAGTACATTTGGCACAACTCCAGCAAGCCCAACATTAACACCATTACGGCACACTGGAACAACGGTTGGCCTTTCAAAGACTGGTTTGGAATCAGCAGAATTAAGATCTGATCGCCAGGTTAAAGACTTTCGACACGGCAACAAGAACAACGCAGGCGACATCAACATTGAAATGTCTTATGGATCACATGATGACTTTTTACAGGCGGCCTTTGCTGGCACATGGACAACTCAAGTTGATTCAGGCTTATTAACAATCGGTGTTGCTCCTAACGGTTCAGGTGCAGACTTTACCCGATCAACTGGTTCGTTCTTAACTGATACCTTTGCCGCTGGTGATATTATAACCGTGTCAGGATTTACTGACGCAGGCGGTAACGGTCGATTTGTCATAACTAACGTGGTTGCCCTAGTTATCACTGCAACGCCTATTGAGGGTCAAACAGTACCGACTGAGGCGGGTGGTGCTGATGAGCAAATCATTTGTGAGGCTAACTTAAGAACAGGTATAGTTCGCAGAAGCTTTACTCTACAGCGTTATTTCTCAGACGTTACGCAATATCTAGTTTATACAGGCTTTAACTTTAACACGTTCAGTCTTGATGTTGCTCCAGATCAAATTGTAACGGCTACATTTGGTGGTATTGGTAAATCACAAACAGTTAGCGGAACAATCATATCAGGCGCTACTTACGGCGCAGAAACAACTACAAGCCCATTCGATAGCTTTACTGGTGCGATTCGTGATAACGGGGCTGATATTGCTGTTGTTACTTCACTGTCTGTCAGTCTTGACAATGGCATGAGTCCATTATTCGTAGTTGGCTCAAGCGAAACATTACAGCCAAGTATCGCCCGCTCACGGTTGACTGGTTCAATGACTGTTTATTTTGAAGATACAACAATATTAAACAAATTCATTAACGAAACTGAAACAACTTTACAGTTTAGCTTAACTGATGCTGCTGGTAATGATTATATTTTTTATATGCCACGTGTAAAATATAACTCAGGACAGCCTGATGTAACTAGTGAAGATCCAGTCACCTTAACGGTTGATTTTGTTGCCTTGCTTGATTCAGTATCGGGAACAAATATCGTCATTGATCGAGTTCCTGCATAATGAATTTTAATGACTTAATGACAGCTCCCGCTCACGAGGCGGGGGCAGAGCTTCGACTTAATAATCCGACAACTGGAAAGCCTACTGATGCTTATATTAAGGTTAGGGGTATCGATAGTCCGCAGATGGTTAAGTCGTTCCGGGCTTTACAACGTAAGATTGTTGAAGCAGTTAAGAATGGAGATGATACGGATGGATTTCAAAATGAATACATATCCGGGTCTGTTATCGGTTGGCGTGGCATTACAGGCGATGATAATAACGAATGGGAATACTCCGAAGAAAGAGCGAAGCAGTTAGTTGATTCGAGTCCAGCAGTAGCAAATCAGATAGATAAATTCGTAAGTAACAGAGCAAATTTTATGAAGGGCTAACTTTAAAGCTGGCCAGTTTTGCTAAGGAGCAATTCTGGCTACATGGTTATGATAAAGATAGTAAAGTTAGCCGCTACAGCCATTTGAAGCAGGTAGAAAAGACCACAGGCAAGAAGCCAAAGAAGCTGGCAGAATTAACTCCTTTACCTGATGAATTGGTTTATATCTGGCAAATGTTTATTGATTTATTTAACGCCACTGGTGGGGAGATAACTTACCAAGAGATTTTGGCTTACAATAACCTAGTTGGTGACGTGTCTCCTTTTGAAATACGTTGTATAATGATGATTAAGAATATCAGGAAGGAAAGCTAATGGCCACCACCGCTGAGTTGTTAATAAAAGCTGATTCTAGTCAGGTTAGAAAGGCTGAGAGTGACTTAAAAGGCTTTAGCCGGACGGCTGGAAGGACTCAAGCATCAACATCAAAACTTGCATCGACTGTTTCAAAGTTTGGTAAAGCTTTTGGTTTGGCTGCTGTTGCTTTAGGTAGCGCGGCATTTTTTAAAGCGTCAAAAGACATAGCGGTTTTTAATCAAAAGCTTGCGGATTTATCTGCGATCACTGGCGCAAGCGGTAAAGACCTGAAATTCTACAGCGATCAAGCAAAAGAGATCGGTAGAACAACTTCATTGAGTGCTTCTCAAGCGGTGGAGGCCTTTAAATTAATCGGATCAGCAAAGCCGGATTTGCTATCATCTGCTGAAGCATTAAATGAGGTTACTCGACAAGCAGTAATTCTAGCAGAGGCTTCAGGTGTTGAGCTTCCACAAGCGGCTAAAACATTAGGCTCTGCTTTGAATCAGTTTGGGCTTGATGCTGATAAGGCTGGGGAGGTTATTAACGTTCTTGCGGCTTCAGCGAAGTTTGGTGCAGCAGAAATACCCGCCGTTGCGGAGGCTTTAAGAAACGCTGGCAGCGCGGCTAATGCTTTAGGGCTTGACCTGCCTGAAACAGTTGCGGGAATACAGGCGTTGGCCATTGCTGGCCGACAGGGCGCTGATGCTGGTACTGGGTTGCGCCAAGTATTATTGAAGCTGGAAAAGACGGCTGATCGGGATTTGCAACCATCCATTGTAGGTTTATCTGAAGCGCTGAACACATTAAAAGCTAGAAACTTATCTAACACGGAATTGATGACGCTTTTTGGAGAAGAAGCTTTTGCAGTTGCAACTGCTTTACTTTCTCAGTCTGACAACCTATCTACTCTTAACGTTAATTTAAGAAACACTGAAACAGCAACAGAGCAAGCTCGTATTAAAATGGATACTTTGAAGGGTGACACTTTAGCTTTAGGCTCGGCTATTGAGGGTTTATCGATATCACTTGGTGAAAAGCTAGAGCCAAGCTTAAGAGGTGCAACGCAGTTCTTGACTGAGTTTATTAATAAAGTCCAAAAACTAGTATCTGGCGGCGATTCAATACCTGATTTAATAAGCGAAATAGAGAGGCTCGACAATGCTTTAGCTAATAGCCGTTTTTTTGGCAGGTCTGGAGCGGCTAAAAAATCTGGAATGGAAGCTAGGTTAGAGGCTGCAAACAAGCAGTTAATTATTCTTAAGGCTGGCGCTGGTGATGCTGCAAGCGCATCGTTGCGGCTTGTCGAGTTGAATGAGCAGCTTGACTTGTTGCTTGCACAGCCAAGAAGGATGGGCAGGTCTGGAAAGGCTAAATCAGATCAGATAGCTGAAATAAGAAAAGAGATACTAGCTCTGCAAGAAACATTGCGCGGATCAATAAATGTTACTGAAATTATTCCCCCGAGTAAACCACCGCCGCCACCTCCACCGTTTGCGCCATCTAATGGCTCTGCATTGAATCCGCTAGGTGATATATTAAGACCTAATTATGATGAGGAGTTAACTCAGGTTGATTTAATTAAGCAACGATATGATGAGCTGGTTAGTATTTCAGACGGGCTTAATAATTCATTAAGGACTCCCGTTGAGATTTACAACGATGAAATTGAGCTTTTAAACGAGCTAAAAAACACCCGCATTAATGGGTCTGATGAAGCATTGTTATCTTATGAGAATTATGAGCGCGGAGTGATGGCTGCTCAAGATAGATTGAGCAACGCAACAAAAGAAACCGCTGATGAGATTACGACTTTTTGGGAAGAGGCGGCAGAAAACATTCAAAACATAATGGCTGATAATCTATTTGATTTTATGCAGGGCGAGTTTGAGTTTACTACTGATAGTTTCAAGAAGATGCTGGACAAGATGGTTGCTAACGCTTTAGCTGCTGATATTGCTGGCGCATTATTTGGGAGTGTAGGCGCAAACGGTGGAAGTGGCGGCGGTGGTTTACTCAGTGATTTAGCTGGTGGATTATTCAGTAAATTAGGAGAAGGAGACACTGATAGTTTCGGTGGTGGATTTGCTCCTCAGTCGGCATCAACTGATTTCTTTGGTGGCCTAGCAGATATGTTTTCATTCGCTGGCGGTGGTTATACTGGAGAAGGGAGCAGGTCAGGCGGCCTTGATGGAAAGGGCGGTTTTATGGCTATGATGCATCCTAATGAAACGGTAATAGATCACACCAAAGGCGGCGGCGGTTCTGTTAATATAAACATTAATGTTTCAGGCGTTAAAGACGAGGGAACACTCAAGCAAACAGCGGCGCAGATTGCACAAAGAGCAGGAAGCGCGGCACAACGGGCGCAAGCGAGGAATGGATAATGGCATCATTTACTGAGACACAGTTTCCTCCTGAAATAAGTCAAGGGTCAAGCGGCGGCGCGTCATTTTCGACTGATATAGTTATGACTGTTTCGGGCTTTGAAGAAAGAAGCGGCAACTGGGCAGAAGAGCGTAATAGATTTGAGGCGTTACATGAAAACCTAAATCAAGAAGATTTTGAAACTATACTGACATTTTTCAAAGCAATGCGCGGTCAATTATATGGGTTTAGGTTTAAAGATTGGGGTGATTATAAGTCGTGCGGTGTAAATTCAGCGCCAGCATTTGACGATCAAACAATAGGAAGCGGTGACGGTGCAACATTAGCTTATCAGTTGATTAAAACATATACACAGGGGTTCACGTACCAGCGAGACATTAAAAAGCCCGTGAGCGGGTCTGTGCTTGCTGGAATTTCAGGATTGGCATCAACTAATTTCTCGGTCGATACCACAACGGGAATAATTACTTTCACAGCTAATAAGACACAGGCGGTAATTGGTGCAACGTCTGCAAATCCTACGGTGCTATTGTTTGGTTCATCACATACATTAACAACAGGTGATACTGTTTATTTAAGCGGTTTTACTGGTGATTGGGCGGCTTTAAATGGGGCTAGATATGCCGTAACGGTAACGTCAGGCAATCAGTTTAGCGTTCCTATTGACGCGTCTGCATTTACTGCATGGTCTGCTAATGGCGGAACTTATAATACTATCCCACAATCAGGCGAGTCAGTCACGGCGGGATTTGAATTTGATATACCTGCGCGATTCGATACTAACGAAATGATTTCCTCATGGGCAAACTTTCAAAATTTTGGCTTTTCGCTTCCAATAATTGAGATTAAACTCTAATGGCTGACAGAGCGATAACATGGGCGCGATGCGCGAGAGTCATAAGAAGTGATGCAACGGTAATTGCATTTACTTCACATGATAAAGACTTGACCTATGATGGCGTTACCTATCTGTCATCTATTAGTTACACGCCGAGCAACAAAGATGCCAACATGACTTTATCAGTCAATAACTCTGACATGACGGGGTATTTTTCTATTACTGGCATTGTAAAGGAAGATATTGAAAATGGCTTATATGATGGTGCGGAAGTTTACGAGCTAATTCTTAATTTCTCTGACTCGACATTAATTAAAAACTTGGGAAAGGGGTTTTTAGGTGAGGTCGAAATAACAGAGAATGGGTTCAAAGCAGAATATAGATCTCTGACTCAAAAGCTACAGCAGGTAATAGGTAATTATTACACAGCAGAATGTGACGCTCAGTTAGGTGATACGCGTTGTGGCGTTAACATTGCAAGTTTTACATATACGGGCGCGGTCACTACGGCAACGTCTAATCAAGTATTTATTGATTCATCTTTAATTGGCACACAATCAGATGATTACTATAATTATGGTCTGATTACATTCACGTCAGGATTGAATAGCGGCTTATCGCGAGAGGTCAAAGATTATACTGATGCAACGGGTCAAATCACTACATTTCTCCCATTCTCTTTTGCTATTGCCGTAACTGATACGTTTACTGTTTACGCTGGCTGCGATAAACGAAAAGCGACCTGTATTAGCACGTTCAATAATGTCGTAAACTTTCGAGGTTTTGATATGATACCGAGCATTGATCAAGTTAGTAAGTTTGGTGGGCAATAATGGAATTATACGAAGCGGCGAGGACTTTTTTGGGTACACCATTCAAGCATCAGGGGCGCTATGTTCACGGCGTTGATTGTGCAGGCCTTGTAATTTTATCAGCTAAAATGATTGGTCAAGAGATTATTGATATAGAGGGTTATCATCGAATGCCTGACGATAAAGCATTAAAGCTGGCGATGGACTCGCAATTAACAAGAGTATACAGAGAGCCCATTGAAAACGACATTGTATTAATGGCTATAGGTAAAAATGCACAGCATATAGGCATTATTACGCCTAACGGCATTATTCATGCTTACGAAGGCGCTGGGAAGGTTGTCGAGCATAACTTTGACGCTAGATGGTCAAAACGTCTTAGAGGGGTTTATGCCTTATGAGTTTAGGTGGAATAATTGGCGGTGCGATTGGCTTCTTTGCCACTGGTACGCCTGCTGGTGCTAAATGGGGTTATGCGATTGGTTCATCTTTAGATCAGCCTGCCGGACAAGATATTCAAGGCCCACGACTAAATGATTTAAAGGTACAAACTTCTACTTATGGCGCGCCAAGACCTATTGTATATGGTAATGCTAGATTGGCTGGTAATGTCATTTGGGCAAAAGACATTAGAGAAATAAAAAATACTGAAGATAGCGGAGGCAAAGGCGGCGGCGGTGGAACAACGACAAGCTATGAATACTACGGAACTTTTGCGGTTGCGCTTTGTGATAACGAGGTGGGAGGTGTAAGAAAGATTTGGGCGGACTCTGTTCTTATATATGATTTGGGTGATACAGCAAGTCTCGAAACAATCCAAGCATCTAACCTTAATTCAAATGGCATTAGAATTTACAGAGGAACAGAAACACAGTCCGCTGATTCACTAATTCAAGCAGATAAAGGCGCGGCAAATACACAGGCATATAGAGGGACAACTTACATTGTTTTTGATAATTTAGCACTCGAAAAATACGGCAATAGAATACCGAGTATTAGTGTGGAAGTGGTGCAGGTAGCATCTATAGCGCCAAGACTTGTTGCTGATTTTGCAACGCCAGTTATTCCAGCGGCATATTCATCAGCATCTTCTCTTTGCATGGATAACGGGAGCTCTGAGGCTTATTTAGCTGTCGGCCAATGGACAAGCACTTTTGATCCTGTTTTTAACGCGAAAATATATAATGTAAGGTCAAATGGGTCGGCTGAATACCTTTACGATATTGATGTTGCTGTTGAATATAGTGGTTCTGCTTGTCAAGGAACTTCAGACGTGCCTGCGGCGGCATGGGCTTGTAGATTCCCAACCATAAACAAAATAAAAGTTTGGATGCTTGGCAGTGGCGGAGTGATAGGTTCTGTTGTAATAAATTATTCATGGCATCCATATCCTTTTTCGTCTAATTTAGGATCTATCCATATACTCAATAACTATCTTTACGGGTTCACCTTTGATATTGGCGGCATAGCCACTATTAATATTTATAGAAACGTGCTAAATATAGGTCTTGATGATGAGCTTACAGGGCAGGTATTTATCCCTGAAGCCGATTTAAGTGTCGCCGCATATGGAATGGCTATTGATGAAAACTATATATATACGCTAAATACTGACGACACTATCGACTTATTTGGTACGGATTCAGGGGTATACGTCAGGACAATATCCTTCACTCCTTCACCAGTATTAGTGTATAGCAGGACAATCGGTAACGATGTAATAATAAGCCTAGATAATGGCATTATTTATTTATCCACTTTATTGGGTGTGCATAGAATACAGAATGATGTTTACTCATATCTTGGCGCAGTAGCTACTCCCGGCGATGGTAGTAACGGCGGCAACCTTGTTAAGGATGGCGTTATTTACACGTACAGAGCCACAGAGGATAGGTTTAAGGCTTATCAGTTAGAATCGTTATCAACTGGCGCTGTTGTCCTGAGTGATATACAGGCAGATATATGCGAAAGGTCTGGACTTGATATTGCTGATTTTGACGTGACAGCCCTGACTGACAGTGTTGATGGCTATATGATAACGTCACCAATGAGTGCTAGGGCGGCAAGTGAACCGCTTGGAAGGGCTTATTTTTATGATTCAGCCGAGATAAATAACGTATTAACTTTTGTCAAGCGTGGTGGCTCATCGGTGCTAACAATACCACAGGATGATTTAGGGGTTGGTGATTCAATAGGCGGTTCGGAGCTTTATCTTCACACTAGAAGACAGGATTCAGAACTTCCCAGTAAGGTGGTCATTGATTACATCGACACAAATAGAAGCTATGAAACTGGTTCGCAAATAGCACAGCGTATAAATTCTCCATCTGAAAATGTTAACAAGCAATCAGTGGCGATTGTAATGACAGGAAGCTATGCAAAAGAGGTGGCCTACGTTTTGCTTTATGATGCGCATGTCGAGCGAGATAAGTTTAGCCTTAACATTAATAATAACTATATCGCTCTAAATCCAACTGATATAATTCAATTTACAGTTGGCAGTAAAACTAGGCGAGTAAGGATTACAGGCATATCTTATGGGAAATCAATAGAGCTTGAGTGCGTTCTGGAAAATGCTTCTGTATATGTAGCGACAAGCATAGCAGGAGAGTCAGAAGATGATGCGCAAACAGTCGGATTAAAGGGCGCTACAAATCTATACCTGCTTGATATTCCTTTACTAAGAAATAGTGACAACGATTCTGGAATGTACGTTGCTGTCAGTGGTTATTATAGCGGGTGGACAGGATCAACATTATATAAATCACTTGATAGCGGAACGTCTTATTCACCAACTATATCAGCATTAAATCAGTCAGTAATGGGAAAGGCGGACACCGTTCTTGCAACGGCATCGGCTACCATTTTTGATAGAACAAATTCAGTCACGGTCAGGATAACCAGTGGAACGCTTTCATCATCAACTGAGTCGCTTGTTATTCAAGGGGCTAACTATGCGATTCTTGGCTCTGAAGTAATACAATTTGTTACCGCTACCGACAATGGTGATGATACCTATACTCTCAGTACATTATTGAGGGGCAGGCTTGGCAGTGATTGGGCGACAGCCACTCACGTTGTCAATGAAAATTTCTCACTACTTCAGGAATTAATACTAGAAAGAGTTGGTGCAATCATTAATACTGAACGGCATTATAAGGCGGCAACATTTGGAACTGCACTTGAAACTGCTGATTCATATATCAAAACAAATACAGGTGTTAGTCAAATGCCACTTAGCCCGAAATATATAGCTGGCACTAGGGATGGGTCTTTAAATCTGGCTATTTCATGGGTTAGGCGTAGCAGATATATTTCGCCACCATTATGGAATCCTCCCGTTTTTGAGGAGACTGAAAGCTATGTTATTGAGATCCTTGATGGCGTAGGCGGTGCAGTGGTTAATACTTATTCATCATCTTCTGAAGCTTATACCTACACGGCGGCGCAACAAACAACCGACTTTGGATCTACACAATCTACAGTTTATGTTAAAATATATCAAGTATCAGCCACAGTCGGCAACGGCTACGGAACAGAGGCAACACTATGACGACAACACCTAATCTATTATTAACCCATCTTGAGGCAAACGCATCAAGTCCAGAGATTCGCGTCAATGAATTAGCTGATGGTCTTGATTACGGTTTAAACAGTTATTTTGTCAAAAACTTTGCCAGTGATGCCGATTTAACACTAGCAACGACTGGCGCTGTCCCGCAAGAATGGCAGCATGGATTTATAAACTTAACTGATTCTGGCGTGGTTTTAACAACAGCTAGAAACGTTATTGTCCCTGTCAATGAAAAGAAAACTGTATTCAAAAATTCAACAGCGCAAACGATAACCGTTAAAACGTCAGGCGGAACAGGGGTGGCAATTACGGCTGGCGGCGTTCAAGGTTTGCAGTGTGACGGAACTAACGTTATAAGCGCAGATGGCGGTGGCGGCTCTTTTGCAAATGTTGTCGAAGATACCACGCCACAACTTGGCGGTGATTTAGATGTTAATGGGCAGAGCATTGTTTCAGTAAGTGCTGGCGATATTTTAATTACTCCTGACACTATCGGATCAATTGTACTTGACGGCTTAAGCTGGCCTCAAGCAGACGGAACAAACGCTCAAGTAATTCAAACTGATGGCGCTGGGAACTTGTCCTTTGTTACTGGTGGCGCAACAGACGGTAACGCAATCCATGACAATGTAGCTGGAGAAATAGCGGCACTAACAACCGTTACGGCGGCTAGTGGTGATTATGTTCTAATCGAAGATGTTTCTGATTCAAATAACAAAAAGAAAGTATTAGTTTCTGATTTTACGGGCGGTGCAATAACTGAGTCATTAATTATAGCAATTGGTGATGAAACAACGGCTATCACAACGGGAACTGCCAAAATTACATTTAGGATGCCCTACGCTTTTACATTATCAGCGGTGAGGGCTTCATTAACAACCGTGTCAAGTTCTGGTATTCCTACTTTCGATATTAACGAAGCAGGCACTACAATCTTAAGCACCAAATTAACCATTGATGCCAGCGAAAAAACAAGCACAACAGCGGTAACGGCGGCGGTCATATCGGACACTGCGTTAGCTGATGATGCAGAAATAACGATTGATGTTGATGTTGCAGGAACAGGCGCGGCAGGTGCTAAAATATACCTAATAGGTACTCAAGTATGAGTTTCTTAGTCAATCCGTTTATAAGTTTTCCAGTAGTCGGTGGTGGTGGCGGTGCTGACATATCTGGTTTTACTGCTACTGGTAATTCAATGTCGTTGGGGGTATTAAGCACTCCAAGGAATTTTAGATTCAAGCCTGATGGTACTGAGGTTTATATTATATCCTCAGCAACAAATCAACTCGCACAGTATTCTCTCTCTACCGCCTGGGATCTTAGCACCGCATCATATACGTCAACAAGTAATGCATTTACGTCATTAGTTTCCGGCTCTCTCTGCTATGGGTTTGATTTTAACTCAGCAGGTACTCGGTTACACGTTATTTCAGACGGGGCGAACGCAATCAGGACGTTTAACACTTCAACGGCATGGGATTTTTCAACGCTAACTTATAGCGGCGTAACTTTCTCAGTATCTACTCAGGACTCAAATGGGCGTGGCATGGCATGGGGTTCAGGAGGGGTAGGGCTTTATATGGTGGGGGCTAGTGCAGACAAAGTGTTTAAGTATAACTCAACAGCATACAATGTTGGCTCTTTATCGTTTACAGCCGGACAGGAGTTCAGTGTAGCATCACAAGAGACTGCTGGGATCGGGTTTTGGGTATCAGAGGAGGAGGACGTGGTTTTAGTTTGTGGCCTAGTGGCTGACACTGTATTTCAGTACACAATGTCAACTGCTGGGGATGCATCCACAGGTTCTTATTCGGGAACAAGTATTGATGTATCGGGAACAATGACAAATCCATCGGGCGTATATATGAAGCCTGATTATTCTGCTTTATACATTTTAGACACCACATCTGACACTATATACGAGTATGCTTAAAGCACTTGGCTTACTAATAACGGTTAATAACAAAAAGGATTTAGCAATGACGATTTTAGAGAAATATGCAGGGGAAGTGGTCGTTGCTGGCATCCTTATGATGTTGTCGTGGAACTCCTACACTACATATCAAAACGCTTTAGCATTGCGTGAGATTGGGGCTAGTATTTCCATTTATGGTGATACATTACTCCATTTATCATCATCACTTTCTACTTTAGATGGTGAAGTGAGAGGTATAGACCGTAGGGTGTCAGCAATTGAGAATACAAGATGGAAGAGTCAAGACCATAAAGAGTTTAAACAATGGATTCAGTCCGAGCTTGATAAAAAGGCTGATAAGTAATGGAAATAAAAAGCAATGCCCAGCTTGAGAGAATACGAGGCCAAGATCAATGGCGAGTGCTGACTGATTTCGAGGTAGTATTAAGCGACAAAAGAAGCGTGATTGTTCCTCATGATTTTTTAACAGATAAAGCCTCCGTGCCATTTGGTTTGGCAATTAAGCGGGACGATAAACATATAATTGACGGCGCGCTTATTCACGACTATTTATATTTTAGTCAAAAAATAGAGGGTCAATGGATAAAGCGGAAAGAAGCGGATAAGATATTAATAGATATTTGTAAATATTCGGGCATGGGCTTCATCAAGCGATTCCTTGTTTATCAGGGGGTCAGAATTGGCGGCTGGACTTATTTCAATAAGAGAGCGATTGAACTAGGGAATATATACCATGCAAAGCGCGATTGATTTTTGGCTTCTTTTTTCTGCAATCGGCGGCATTGGTGCGGCGCTTATTCCTGGCGCTATTTTATATGTCAGAAATAAGGAGAAATAGTAATGAGCGAATTGATTCAGCGACTAAAAAAGCATGAAGGTTTAATGCTAAAGCCGTATATTGACACCGTTGGCAAGTTGACTATCGGCTACGGTCGAAACCTTGATGACGTTGGGATAACAGAAGAGGAAGCAGAATTATTGCTGCGCCACGATATAATGGTTGCCGAGTCTGCCTGTTGTCAGTTTGCATGGTATCGAGGGCTTGATGAAAAAAGAAAAAGCGTAATTGTTGAGATGGTTTTTAATTTGGGGCTGACTAGATTGCTTGGCTTTAAAAAAATGATTCGAGCAATCAAAGATGCAGATTATAAACTTGCATCAAATGAAATGCTCGACTCAAAATGGGCTTACCAAGTCGGTAACAGGGCTATCACGCTTTCAAATATTATGCATGGCTAAGGAAGTGCTTTGACTCTTTTTATAGCCTCTCGCTCTAGTTCTTCACCTGCATAACCTGCATGTTCAAGACTAGCGATTAACCGCTCAAGCCATGCGTCCTCTCTAAAGAATAGAGACTCTGGAATAGTGAATATTTTGGCGTTTGATCTCTCTCCATTAGTTTCGTTACCTGCTCGGCGCGAAGAACCAAGTGCTATAGCGCCCTCCATTGTCAGGCCTTGCTTTGTTATTCTTGAGTAAAGCGTGGATGGTGGAATTTCAGTAAAAGCAGCCCATTGAAATAATGTTAAGCTCTTTCCGAGTGCTTTGTGTCTTTTTCTGTTTCGACTATGATCTACTTTATAAAGAACAGAATTAATATCATCATCAATTAGGCCTTCTTTAGTTATCCGCTTTTTTATTGTCGAGGCTGTTATGCCTGCCTTTTCAGCAATATCAGCAATGTTTAAATATCGCCCCTTATAAAGATATAATTTAAACCTGCCAGCAACAACCATTTTCGCTTTTTTTCTCATTTTGCACACTCCTTTTCAAGCGCCATCAATAATTCGAGATCTCTTTTCTTTTCATCGGAATAATGGACAACATCTATATCAACTTCATCTCGGACTATCTCCTCAATGATTTTTCTCATATCGTTTTTAATCATACTATAAAGAATGTCATATTTTTTCTGAATTTTAGCTTCAAACTCAGCTTGCCTTTTATCTATCTTGACCTTGTATCTGTCAAATTCTAGCGACATAATTAACTCCTATTATTAAAATCAACATATTGAGTAATGTGCTTTTCTGGCAACACTAAGGGGCACGTTCTTTTTTCAATACCATCCGTCATTATCCACTCGCATGTTCCGTTTGGGTTTTTAGCGACAACCGGAATATCTAAATACATATAGATAAAGCCGTACATGACCGCGATAAAACCGACAACCATGAAGGCGTTCAAAAGTTTCGTGTTTTCAAATTCTGGTATATCGTTATTCATAATCGTTAAACTCCCTAGTTGCTTGTTTAAGGGCTTCATCATCTAAAGCTTGGTCAATAGTCTCCCAGCTAATATTAACGCCCCTGATGTCATTGTAACCGTGTATGCTGAGTATTTCACCGACTATCTCGCGTGTGCGGTTAAATATCCACTCATCTCTCGAGTAAGCAAGCTCATCATCTCTGTCTTTACGGTTAAAGTCTAAATCTACTGGATCAGTCATTGTTATTCTCCAAGTGGTTAATTTAATGTACGGTTAAATCATAATATAACTATAATTAAATTGCAAACATTTTATTTAATTAATATTCATTAGGCGTAAAAAAACCGCGTTAAGCGGTTTGATTACACGATCACCCTCATTTAATTATTTAGGAGTTGAAGGCTCGATTGCGGATGTTATTACCTGTCAAAGGCATACGCGCCACCTTCCGCTGGGCGCTGACTACATTATTTTTTATTACCGCTAAAACGGTATGTCATCATCCATTCCAGCCGATGCTGGTGCTTGTCGTTGTTGTTGCGGCGCGCTTGATGGTTCTTTTTTGCCGCCGATTAGGTCAAGACTATTAATATTTAATTCTAGTGATTTTTTTTCTACGCCATCACTTCCGGTAAAGACATTCTCCGATAATTCGCCAGATACCGCAACTTGCGCGCCCTTTACTAGATACTGGATTAATCCCCCTGTTGCCCTTGCTCCCCACAGATTACAACGCACCCACATCGTCTTTTGTCTTTCGCCAAACCCTGTCGTTATGGCTAGTGGAAAAGTTGCAACTGTTGAGCTTCCCGCTTGTCTTGTTTCTACATCGCGGCCTATGTTTCCTGTTGCTGAATAATTGCTTAATGACATAATTTTTTTCCTTAATAAATTCGATTAATATTGATTTGTGGCATAACTGGTTTTTTTGCCCTTGCTGGCTGCTCTTTGTTTTTCCACTGAATGTAAAAATTATTAAGCAGTGCCAGTTCATACTCCCAGTATTCTTGATCGAATTCCACTTCCCAAACTCCAAGATTCTCAGGAGTCCAGCAAGCGAAATGACTAATTTTATTTTTTGTGATCCCTAATTGCCCTTGAATTTGTGGCATGTAATACGCTGGGATGTCAGGATATAGATTCATTGAATAGGGGCATTTAAACTCGGTTACAATATCGCCATTAAACCCGTCAGGGGTGCAGCCTATCCAATCGTTGTCGCTGCATATTATAAACTTTTGATCATTGCCAGCGTTTGATAATATCACGCCAAACTCTGACTCATAAGCATCAACAGCATCTTGTTCGTGATCATTCCCCCATTGCGTCATTTCGTTGCCTTGAAAGGGCGCATCTATACCTTCAAGCTGTCTAAATAGTTTTTGACGGCTCATGTAAGGGTTCAGCCCAATCGCCGCCGCAAATACGGAAGCGGTTAGTCTGCCTTTTCTTTCTGGTGATAGACTCATGACAGCCTATCCTTTGCTTTGTTTTTATCTGCCGCGTGTTTATTTCTATCCACTGGTGTTAATAACTGCCACAGCTCCTTTAATTCATCAAGCGACTGACAAGATTCAAACTTCAAGGTAATAGTTGGATCTAATTCAACTGGTTCTTTCTTTGTTGATTGTACCTTATGCTCATCAGTGTCAGCATCTTTTGTATCGTCAATTGCAAACAGGCCATTAAGCGCATATTTTCGCGCATAGCTTGATGCAGTTCCAGTTATTTGTGAATCATCCATTCCTTTCTTAATAAGTGACTCACGAGCAAATGCTGTTGATTCAGCTATTAATAGATCACCGCTCATTACCCGACACGTTGCTTTGACATAAACCCTATCAAGAACTGCGACAACATCATCAGACATAGTTAAATGATAATCATATTGAGCTAAAACAGGTTTTACGGACTCAACAATATCCTCACAGCTTCTATATTTGTATTTACCGAAAGAATTAAATTGTCCTTTTGGCGCTTTTAATTCTGCTTGAATCTTTGACATGCTCATTTTATATGCTCCCGTAATTCGCTGGCAATTGTCACAGCTTGCTCAATAGCGTATCTAGCAGAATAACCATCAATCATCTCCATCGTTGGCTGGGTTGGCAATGGTTCACCGTCTGCGCAGCGCTGATAACCAGACATAAAATCATCACTAAAAGCATTTTCTGCAAATAAATTATTCATTGCTATCTCCTAGTGATTTAAACTCTTTGATTAATGACTCCATTTTTAACGCATGAGCTTCTTCTTCGCGGTTGATTTGTTTAGCTAATATATACTTTCTGCTGAGCTTTGGATCTTGAAACGTAACATCAACATCAACTGAGCCTATTAATGTATAGGCATCAATATCCATTTTCATAACTCCGCAGGTTAAAATTCCAAATTCTGATTCATAAAAGTAAACTTTGCCTTTATATCCTGTAAGTTCGTTTTTCATTTCTAACTCCTTTTTACCTGCTCAAAATTAAGCAGTGATGTAATATTAATTCATCTAAAACTAAAATGCAAGAAAATAATTTATTGAATTATTCTTTAATAAAGATTAATATGTAACTGTCGATTTTGGCCATGGAGATTATTATGAAAGAAGTTAATTATTTAAAAGAAGTTTATAGTATGCTGGAAACAAAAAAGTATACCAGGGTATATATTGCTAGGACTATGAACGTTTCAGAGCGATGGGTTGACCTTATGAGATCACAAGAAGTAAATCCAAGCTATGATAAGGTAATAACACTATATAAACTACTAAAGAAACAACCAGATAAACTACTAAAAAAACAACCAGAAAAAGCATAATTAAATATTAAGGCGGCATAACAGCCGCTTTTTTATTGTTCTTTTTTCTTTACATTATAAAAATTTTGCATTATAGTCCAACAACGCTAACTAATTAGCGGCAACTAAGGAGATGGAAATGCTAACAAAATCACAAATTGAGACAGCACTAGCACATATCAATGTCAGAAGCTTTTCGCAAGAAATAGGTGTGAGCGAATATTTGATACGAAAGATGCGCGACGGTCAGAGTGGAACAGTTCCTTATTTAGCACTACAAAAAGTATGTGATTATTTTGGGGGTGATGAAGATGAAATGGTTTAAACACGACTCAGATGCAAGTAATGACGCAAAATTAAGAAAGGTTAGGCATAAATACGGTGCTAGTGGATACGCTGTTTATTGGTACTGTCTTGAGTTAGTGGCAAGGAATGTTGACAAGCATAATCTAACATTTGAGCTAGAGCATGACGCTGAATTAATAGCTGATGATTTTAAGTTATCGCATGATCTTGTCCAAGAAATGATGATGTTTATGGTTAATATCGGACTATTTGAAAATTCACAAGGAGTAATAACTTGCTTAAAGATGGCATCGAGAACAGACGAATATACTTATAAGATAATCAAGAACTTAACGAGTGTCCCGACAGTGTCCCGACAAAATCCAGAAAAGTCCGAGTTAATAGAAGAGAAGAGAAGAGAAGAGAACAGAACAGAACAGATTAATACTAACACTGGAAAACCAAAGCGGACGGTTTTTAAAAAACCATCCATTGCAGACGTTAAAGAATATTGTTTACTTAGAAGCAACGCAGTTGATGCAGAGCGTTTTTTTGATTACTACGAGTCAAACGGCTGGAAAGTAGGCAAAAATTCAATGAAGGACTGGAAAGCATCAGTCAGAACATGGGAGAAGAACAATGACACACGAGGCAAGCAAGGAATATCTGCAAAACCTGATAATTCAGCAACAAGACACCACGACAGACTTAAGGCTCAGTACGCAAAAGCTATTGCCGATGAGCTGGGTGATTAAACTGTTTAGTAAGTTCCAAGTTATTTATAGCCATAAATGGCTCTCAGCGATTGATACAGACGATTTATTGCAGTTAGCTATGCAGGAGTGGCGGGAGAGGTTAAACGGGCTGTCAGGCGAAGAAATAGCACATGGTCTTAAAAATCTGCCTGCTGGGTGGCCTCCGACTCCGATGGAGTTTAGAGAATTATGCCAATCAGTTACCGCCGCTTGCCATAGGCCGTTTGATAAGAGTCGAGCATTAGAGCTTAAAGCTGACAAGGAACTAGCGAAGGCAGAAAAAGAAAAAATACTATTAATTTTAAAAAAAGGAACACAAGATGAATGATTTTGATCTAGACAATGAGCTATACGGTGTATATGATATTCCAGCTATAACAGGAAGCTCTCCCTTCAGCCGAGCCAACAAAAAACGACGCGAGCCGCAATGGTCAATTAAAGACTTAGCAGAATATGCTGGCGTAGGAATAGAAACAATAAGACGCAGGCTAAAAATTGACGACAACAGGCCATCACCAAGCAACCTGCACAAAAGAAACACACTGAAATATAACAAATCAGAGCTTATAGCATGGCATGAGCAATATATTGTTAATTTTAAAACATTAAAATAACTAATATTTTTGCTTGCAATTTATTTAATTATAAATTATTATCGGGTTAAGTTAATTGTTTAACCAACTTTTTTAGGAGATTTTAATGACTTATGAATTTGACGGTAGAGCGTTCTGGATTGAGAACGAGCAACAGAGATTAAACGCTGGTTATACAGTCAAAAACCTGCCAGTTAAACACGGTTATATTGTAAAGATTGAGAGAAAAAAGCAATCAAGAACAAACCCGCAAAATAACGCGCTGCATTTGTATTTTGATATGCTGGGCGATGTGCTTAATGAGTCAGGCCAAGATAAAAAAATAGTATTTAGTAAGATGAAAGAAGGCGTTTTTATCGAATGGGATAAGGAATCAGTCAAGAATGATTTATTTAAACCAATAATGAAAGCAGTCACGGGTAAAACAAGCACAGCAAAATTAACTAAAGATGAAATAAGCAAACTGTATGAAGTATTAAATCGATTCACTGCTGAGAGGCTTGGCGTATCGGTTGGGTTTCCGAGTGAGGAGTTATAAATGTCTAAAAAATGCAAGAATTGCGGCGAATCATTCGAGCCTTTTATGTCTACTCAAAAAGTCTGCGGCTTTACGTGTGCGGTCAAAGTTGGAAAAGAACAGACTGAGAAAAAAACAGAGAAAGCATTTAAAAAAAGAAGGCAAGCGTTAAAAAATAGAGCGCAATGGCTCAAGGAGGCGCAGCAGGCGTTTAATGAGTTTATTAGAGAGCGAGACAAGGGCAAGCCGTGTATATCATGCGACAAGATGGATGGCGGCGGGCATCAAAGACATGCTTCACATTATCGAAGCGTTGGCGCTTGTTCTTCATTGCGGTTTAATACATGGAATGTTCACGCATCATGTGCAACGTGTAATTCAGTATTAAGCGGTAATTTAATTGAGTATAGGATTAGATTACGATTAAAGCTAGGTGATGAACGGGTTGAGTGGCTAGAAAATCAAAACGAAATAGTCAGATATGATATTGAATATGCTAGAAGAGTTAAAGCTATTTTTAAAAAGAGAACGCGAATTTATAGGAGATTATTGAGATGATTAATTTAATGTTAGGAGATTGCCATGACAGCTAAAATAGTAGACCTTCCACCGCTGGATTATTTAAGGGAAATCTTAGATTATAATCCTGAGACTGGTGTGCTTACTTGGCGAGCTAGACCGATAGAGCATTTTAAAAGCCTAAGTTCTTGTAGGACATGGAATACTAGGTATGCGGGGGTCGAGGCTGGCGGGGTGGGAGGTGGCGGTTATAAACGCATAAGAATTGATTCTATACGGTATCAAGCACACCGAATCGCCTACTTTATGCATCACGGAGTAGAGCCAGATAATATTGACCATATAAACCACGATAGGGTGGATAATAGGATTGAAAATTTACGCAGTGTGAGTCACCAAAAAAACTCTAAAAACCAATCCATAGCCAAGAATAACACTTCTGGCGTTACAGGTGTTAGCCTGAACAAACATGCTGGTAAATGGCTGGCGCAAATAAAAGTTAATGGTAAAAGCAGGTATCTAGGTTTTTTTGATAGTTTTTCAGATGCAGTAATTACTAGGAAGCTAGCAGAGATTAAGTACGGATTTCACGCCAATCATGGTAAAGACGTTTAATAAATGGAGCTACAAATGGACTATAAAAAATTAAAAGAGTTTTCAATAACGCCAGAGCAGGCTATGTTATGTGATGCAATGGTTGAGACTAATGGCAAATTAAGAGCGGCGGCTAAGTTGCTCGGCAAGTCACACTCAACACTTCACGACACGCGCAAGCGATTAATAGAGCGAGCAGCGAGAGCGGGATATGCGCCAGACCATGATATGACAAAAACCACTCCCACAGGTTATCACGTTAGAGGAATATCTACTCTATACGATGAGGCTGGAAACCTTAAGATACAGTGGGTGAAGACTAGCGTGGATGCCGCGCAACAAGAGGAGAATATCAAAGACTATATAAAAGGGCTTTGTCAAGAAATAACGCCTATAAAACCAACAGAGTTCGAGAAAAACAAAGCGGTAACGCCTGACTTATTAACCGCTATATTTATCGGTGATGCTCATATCGGAATGTATGCCTACGGCAAAGAAACGAAACATAGTGATTTTGACAGCGATATTGCAACCGAGCAATTAAGAACAGCAATTGATTATTTAGTGGATAAAGCAGAGTCCACTGAAACAGCTTTATTAGTTGATGTAGGCGATTATATGCATGCTAACGGGCAGAGTAACACAACGTACAAAGGAACGCCGTTAGATGTAGATACAAGGCACGATGCAGTAATGAAAAAAGCGGCAATGTGCATGAGATATATGATTGATAGAATGTTGCAGAAGTTTCCAAAGGTTGTTGTTGTTATTGCGAAAGGCAATCATAATACCGATTCTGCTGGCGCTATTAGATTAGCTATAGAATTTTATTATAGCCGTGAATATCGAGTTAATGTTTTAGATACTCACGGATTTTACCACTACATTGAATACGGTCAATGGCTATTGGGTATTCATCATGGCGATAAGCAAAAACCAGAATCACTAGCGGGAAGCATGGCCAGAGATATGTCTGCGGCATGGGGAAGAACAACGAGTAGGATGTGGTGCGTTGGGCATTTTCACAAAGAACAGGTCAAGACTCTCCCGGGCGTTAAATATAAAGTCTTTGCTGCGCTTCCTCCTCCTGATAGCTGGCATGCTTCGCAAGGTTATTTAGGTGATGGCGAAATGGAGATGCTGACGTTCAGAAAATCAGGCGGCCTTTATAGTTCGCATGTATATTCTATTCCGCAACCAATGCATGATCCTGATGTTACAATTTAATTAATTAAATCTATTGCAATATAGTTAATGTAGGAGTAATATAATATCCTACATTAACTATTTGGAGGCAGTAATGAGTGATAAAGAATATATTTTAAGTCTTGAGCGCGATAATATTAAGTTACGTGCAAAAGCAATAAGATCAGGGGTTGAGAACCAGAAATTGAGAGCTATAATTGATGATCAGGTTCAAGCAATGGCAATTGCTGATGTTGAGTGCAGACGTTTTTTTGATATTCCGAGCATTTATCAAACGGTTTTAAGTGAAGCGATAAAAGGATCTAATTATGAAAACTAGCTATTTAATTGTGTTATTATTCCCATTTATTTTAACGGCGCAAGCGGAGGAAAATACACCAGAAAAACAACTTCAAATGATTTGTACAGCAAAAGCTCACATGGCAAAAGCAGTCCAAGATGTAAGAATTGAGACGGGTGACGATTGGGTGGAGTTCCACCGTAAAACAAAGCAATCATACAAGATAGACGCAGGGCTTGAGGCGCTTCTTTATATTGCAGACTTTGTTTATCATTATGTGCCAGTTGAGATGGACTCTAGCGAGGTTTATGACCGCACCATAAACGGTTGTGTCATGGATTTTTTAAACAAAAAAGATGATAACGTTATAAAGCTATTATCTTAATGGGAGTTAAAATGATTATTCAAGATGATTATATTGATAACCGAATAAATAGCATGACTGACTGTTGTGGAGAGTCTGTTTTTTCATTAGGTAGCTTAACGAAGGAAAACTGGCAAGATACGTTGTCACGGGTTAAGCTTAACTGGAATGCATCATTACTTGCTGATAATTCAAGATTTAAGATGTTTGATGGATTGTCAAGGGTTTTATACCTTGAAATAGACCCTGAAATTATTCATCTTGCGACACCTAAAGCCAAGAAAGACCTATCGAACGCATTGGGTTCATTTATCGGGATCACTATTGATGAAATTGTTGTTTCTGGTGCTTTAGATGTTGATGACCATGCAGAATCAGCACTAAATACTCAGATAGGTGGAGATCACTACAAGAACTTAAAGATACAACCAGTGCAATATATTTACGCTAACAATATTCCATTCGTTGAAGGATGCATAATAAAGTATGCTACAAGATGGAAAAACAAGGGCGGCGTAAAAGATTTAGAGAAGATAATACATTTTACAAAACTATTAATTGAGATGGAGAAATAAATTAATGATGAATCCGAGTAACGGAAAGGGATCAAAGCAACGAAAGACAGATAAAAAGAAGTATAATGACGAGTACGATAGAATTTTCGGCAAGAAGGAGAATAAAGATGAGCATAACAGTTCTAATGATAACGGCGGCGCTTGAGGTTACTTTGTTATTAATCGGTATGTTTAACAGAGCATTTTAAATGCCAAGATATAACAAGGAGGCATTACTAGCGGATTATTACACTGGGCTTTATACGGTGAGAGAATTATCTGATAGGCATGGTATATCTAAATCAACAGTGAGCAATATCACGAAGGGCATTGAAAAGAAGAATGCTGATATCGTGGACAAAAAAGTATCTATTATTCAAGCGACTAAAGATCTGGATGGACAAGAACTGGACGCAATTGACCGCGCTGTCCAGTTTAAGTCTGCTTTATTAGGTGATATTGAACGTTTTAGTAATAGAGCAATGCAGAAGGCCAATGATTTAATTGCCAACTCTGATAGCGGTCAAGATTTTAATGCGGTCATAACTGGTGTTGATAGGTTATCGATACTGAATAAGATTAATGACAGACACGCACCGCCAGCTAATATACAGCAGAACACTCAAAATAATACAGTTGCGCGGGTAACGTTTAGAAGGGCAACGAAAGCAGATAGAGATGACTGAGGAGTTTGTTGATTTAGAGATACCGCTTACTTCGGCGCAGGAGCGGTTTGTTTTTACTGAGTCTAAATATCCGGCTATTATTGGTGGATTAGGCAGCGGCAAGACGCAAGGCGGGACTATGCGAATAGTTACGTTGTTATTAGAAGATCGTGGATGTAATTGCGCTTATTACATGCCAACGTATGATTTGTTGTTGTTGAGGGCTTTACCTGGAATCCAAGCTGATTTAGACTTGATGG